AAAGCCCCATGCGAGCCCGTGGACGTTATCTGTCCGCTATGTGGCGGCCGGCACTATGAAACCACAGATCAATATGATCCAGACAAAACACGCACACCCCGGCATGATTCGATTGAAAGAAAAAGTATGCGAATTATGGGTGGGAGCCTGCACCGCCTGACCCGAGCGCCGGATCTGGTTCAATCGAATGCAGACAATGCGGGGGCCTGGTGGCACCCGAGGGAAGGTTTAAGCTGGAATGACCATAACCGAAAAACAAATAATAACCGCGCTGATCAGGGGATTCAAGTTCATGGTCAGTCTGCTGGAGAAGGTGAAGCGAGGCGAGGCGGTATGACAAAAGACTACCGAATAGAGGTCAGGGTTAAGAATGCCAGGCTTTACAATGCCATGAAATCGAATGGCATTGAAACCGTGGCGGCCCTTTCCAGGGCAAGCGGAGTGGACCCCTCTATTGTTGGCGCGTTTATGAACCTCAAAATTCAGGCACTACGGAAGGACGGTCGGGGATTCAAAGCCAATGTCCTCCGGTTGTCGGAGACGTTAAGAACGCTGCCGGAAGACCTTTTCCGCCCGAGCAGCTTGAAAATAAGGCAAAAAGAATTTCTTTAGCCTGAACGTGACATCAGCCGATGTTGAACAGATCGTTTTGCAAAAGGGTGACTTCCCTTTCATGGACAGGCTACCGGATGTGATAAAACGACCATAAAAAAAACTACCAGACCGCACACAGGTCGTCTTGGTGAACAGGTACGGCATTAACGGAGAGCGGCCCAAAAACTCTTGAGGAATGCGGGGGGCTGATCGGCGTATCGAGAGAGCGTACAAGGCAGATAGAACACAAGGGACTGAGACAGGTACGCAAACGACTAAGCAAACAATTAACAGCAGCATAATGAGGCGAGGCGGTATGACAGACAAATGGTTATTCATTCATGCTAAAGATCGCTTTGACCATATGTATGCAGGGGAAAGTGCGGCTATCAGTAAAAAAACGAAACGCGCTTGTCACGCTGCTTGAGATTTTTGGCTTTGATGTGCCGTTCAGCATATCTGAGGTTAGCGAAGTCACAGGGTTTGAATATAAAGGTAAATGGAAAACCGGAATTGGGAAAAAAATTGTTAAGGCACTCACTGATGCAGATTTTCTGGAAGAAACGAATCAAGGGGTGTATCGGATCACTATTGATGGACAAAACGAAGCAGAGCGAATTGCCTGGTCGAAAAGCTGGAGATATGGAGAAGACCGACGGCGACGGCCGCTTGACGCTGCAGAACATGAATTGTTAGAGGCAACGGGCTTTATTTAAGAAAGACATAGCCCATCCCCCTCCTTAGAACGGGGATGGATAAAAGCCAAGAACGCAACAAGCCTCCTTGGATGTACCAATCAATCGGTACGTTCAAGGGGGCTTTTTTATTGGAGACAGGATGGCAAAAACAAAACCCATTGAAGAATACAGCATTGAAAATCCTCCTCCCCAGGGCCAGCCAGACATAGGTCTTTGGATATGGGGGTTGTTTGAAGATGCTTATGCCGAAAAGGAACGCCTGGGCCTCATGGACAGGTGGGTTTCAAACTACCGGCTTTTTCGTGGTGATCACTGGGGAAACAAGGGCCGGAACCGCCCGAATCGGATATCAATCAATCTGTTCTTTGCCAATATTCAGCGGACCGTTGCCAATATCACGGCCAAAAACCCCGTGGTGGAAGTGGTGGACCTGGATGGGCATTCCGATGATGCCGGCGAAATCCTGACGATGAAAATACGCAAGCACTGGCATGAAACCGAACAGCAGTCCAGCCTTGCCACCAGCTGCCAAGTCATGGAGATTTATGGGATCACCGTTGAAAAACATGGCTGGGTCAGTTCCAGCAAGGAACCGATATCCTTTATTGTCGATCCATACGCATGGTTCCCAGCGCCCGGATATTACAACCGGGATCTTCAAGACTTTCCCTATTTGATTCACGCATACCCCATGGATGTCCACAAAATTGAAAAAGATATTCAACCTGTCTCCAGACACAGTGGAAGCTGAGGACGTGAGAACGATTCTGGGCCGTGAAGACCGGGAGCGTGTCCGCCCGAACGAGACCATGCAGGGCCGGGAATCCGGTATCGTTCACCAGCAATACAAAACACATCCGAAGTCACCGCCCGCCATTCAAACGAAACCGGCGAGGGCCTGGTGGTAGAGTGCTGGTTTCGAGACGAGTTAATGCCCGACGGTATCCGTGTGATACTGACCACCAACCGGGGCCGGGTGCTTTTGGCTGACATGGAAAACCCGAATATCAATCTGAACATTAATCGGCAGGCGATCAAGGAAACATACGCATGGGGAAAATACCCCTTCAGCTATGTCAACAGCTATGAGGATTCCACATCGATATGGGGATTCAGTGCCGGGGAACAGACCGGCAGCCTCAATAAAAAGATCGACGAAATGGTCAGCCGAATGGTTGCATGGGCCAACAGGGCCATGTTCCCGCCATTGCGGGTGGATGCCGGCTGTGGCATCACCAAATCTATGATCAACAACAAGCCGGGCCTGGTGCTGATGCCGACGCGGCCCAATGCCAAGATCGAATTTGTCCAGGTTCCAAACCTGCCCCAATCCTTCTTCCAGGTCCTGGATGTGTTAACCAACCTGCATGATCGGATTTATCAGATCGAAGATGCAGACCGCGGCACCATTCCAACCGGCGTGACGGCAGCCAGCGCCATTGTTGCGTTACAAGAGCGAAACGCCGTGTTGATCCAACACAAGATTCGATCCATGGAAAAAATAGCCAGAGATCGAGGCCGATGGGCAATCAGCGGTTGGTTGAACTTCTCCACCAGGGAAGAGACGCTTGAGGTCCGAGGCGAGACCGTTGCAATGCAAGGCGTGTCTCTGGCTGGCAGACGCTTCAATTATATGGTTGAAAGCGGGTCCACTGTTGCCAGGACATCTGTGCAGCAGCAGGAACAGGCCATTGCGCTTTACAGGGATCAGGCGATTGACCGGCAGGCACTGCTTGAAACACTCAATTTCCCGGGATGGAAACAAATTATTGAACGGGTGGGTGAGGGCCAACTTGACCAGGCCCTTCAAATTCTGGTTCAGGCGGGGATGGAAGAGGATGCAGCCATGCAGCTGAAACAGTACCTCATGGAACCACAGGGGGGACCTGGCCAAGGAACGCCGGGTCAATCACAGAGTCAACCAAAAGCCGGTGTACCACGAGCCCAGCAAGGAGCAACAGCCTGATGCCGCTTTATCATTATGCATGCCCCAACTGCACCACAGAGTACGAACAGTTTTTACCACTGAAGCAATATAAAACCCCGGTGCCATGCCCCACATGCGGGCGCACAGGGAGAAAGGTTCTGACTGCACAGATTCAGCGGGACGAGCCGACCTGGTTGGATGATGAGGTTCGTGGGTGTCTCCAGGACACTAATGCAGAACCCCCCATTGAAAACCGGTCACAGTACAAGCGCTATCTGAAGGACAACGGGATTGTCGAGCGATAACCCGCCCGGAGGAAGCATCAACTTATAATCGGGACAACTGGGAGACCAGCCCCAAAGGAGCGGAAATGAAGATAGAAGACAAAGACACAATGCCGGCAGGGGCTATGCCCCCCGGAGCAAGATGAAACAGAACCGAAGGACGAAGGACAACCGGAATCGATCCTGGGGAAAAATTCAAATCCCAGGGCGAACTGGCCCAGGCGTACACGGAACTGGAAAAGAAGATGGGAGAGCAGGGCAATGAACTGGGCAGCGTGAAGCAGATGAATGCCATGATGCTGGAACAGATGCAGAACAGGCAGGCCCAGGACAAGACTCCGGCCACTGAAGGAGAAGTTGACGACTTTGATTATGATGCCCAAATGGCCGAGCTGGTCAAGGGGATCGAGGAAGGCGACTTGTCCATTCAGGAGGCCGTGGCACAATCCGCCAACATGGCAGCCGAAAAAGCAACACGGAATGCCATGTCGAAGTATCAGGAAATGACGGCCAAGGAACAGCAGAAAGCGGCCCAAACCAAATTCCTTAAAGATCATCCGGATTTCCAGGAGCTTCAGCGCACCGGAAAACTGGAAGAAGTCAAACAGACCCTGCCCGGCATGCACGATGATTTTTCCGCCTATTTCGCATTACAGGCCGAACAGAACCTGGCTAAGGCCCAGGACAAAGTGGCCTTGGAAACCATCGCCCAGGGAGATGAACGGACCGCCAAGGTCCTTCAGAAGCCAGGGACCAAAGCAAAAGACATCGGGAAGCCCAAGGGCAAATTGTCCAACGCGGAGCTGAAGGCGCACACCTTAGCCCGCCTGGATGCCATGGAGTGACCCGGTCCAATTATAAGGAATAAATAAAATGTCACTCGACGCACAACTTGATGTCATCACCGAAGATTGGATTGAATCCAACCGGCCCGAGGATATTGTCTTTCAAGACAACGTTCTCCTTTACATGCTCATGGCGGGCAAAAAGTTTCAGGACACCATGGTTCAGCCTGGTGAGACCGTTGACGGCGGTAAGAAACTGAAGGTTTTCCTGGAGTACGCGAAATCACACACCGGAACTTATGGGAACACCACCAAAATCCCGCAGTCCAAAAAGGAAATCCTTAATGCCTGCCTGTTTGACTGGGCCGGGTACTATGGTTCCAACACCATCGACCTTGAAGACCAGATCCAGAACAACGGCAAGGCGGCCCTGATTGACCTGGCACACTCCATCTTGCGGAACGTCCACAAGAGCATCCGGGACCAAATGGGCGATGATGTTTATAGCGCTAGGGGCGATGACCCCAAAGCGTTTATTGGCCTGGGAGACCTGTTCAATACGGACACCTCCGCTGCATACGGCAGTATCAAAGAGGCCGATATGGCGGACTGGAAAGCCAGCGTGATCACTGATGCAATGGCAATCAGTTTCAAGGTTATGCAGAAGATCCGGCGAACTGCCAAGATTGGTCAGAGCCGAGACGCAAAGCCCAATATCTATATCACAACCGATGTGCTGAAGGACGGTTTTGAAAGAACCCTTCACACGCAGGCCCGGTATTCCAATACCAAACTGGTAGATGCCGGATTCGATAATGTTCTCTTTGGCGGTGTGCCGGTTGTTGCTGATGACAAACAAAGTGATGGCGTCATGGATGCCCTGAACCTGCGTCATCTGAAGGCAAAAACCCATACCAAATGGCCCTTCACCACTCCCAAATGGGAGTATTCCAAGGACCAGCCCGACACATTGACGGCAAACACCCGGTGGATCGGGCAATTGATTTGTTCCAACCGGAAAGCCCATTGCCGGCACACCAACCTGGATGAACCGTCATAACGGTTTTTCGGCTAATCGGTTGAAATAGGCAATTAAGCGAAAACAGCCCTGGGTGACACCAGGGCCATAACATAAGGAAAAAACAATGGATCAGGATCTTAATTTTCAGCACACGATGGCGTTTGCCTCTAGTGCAAAAAACGTCTTATTTCCAGGTTCCCTATCGCTGCACCCTCCGTGAAGTTTCCGGGATTGTGCAGGGGGACCCGGGCGATGATAAAACGGTTACAGTGACCAATGAACCCACGGTTGGCGGTACCGCTTCAACCCTGGGCGTGCTGACCTTTGGCGAGGAGATCACTGCCGGTGCCGTCGGGGCCTGGGCGGCCGATGCCGATGAAGGGGCCATGGTCATGGAAAAAGGCGAGTTCATCAAATTCGTCACTTCAGTCGGTGCCGATGCCGTACTGAACATGAACATCGAACTGGACCCCTACGCCCGGACTGCAGTCTAAACCAAACGCCCGGCCCTTACCCGGCCGGGTCAACCATTAAAAGGACAGCCAATGGCATTCACTTTCAAGGAGCTGATCGATTTTGTGGCGGAGATTATTCAAGATCCGTCGTTTACAGATGAAGATATCGGGAAACACATTAACCATGGGTGCCGGCGGGTATGCTCTGGCATTCTGTTGCCAGGGAAGTATGCCGTCTCCCCGCCCCTGCCGGATCTGTTCACTACAGACAGTATTGAAACAGCGCCGGCAGCGGGCGTGGTTAATCTCCCGGACGATTATGACCGGGATCTGGCCATGGTTATTGATGGGGATGAAAATTCGATCCCGATTGAAAAGTCACTTCGGGGCTTTCTTCAGAAGAACCCAATCGTAAAAGATGGAGATATCCATAGCTGTCTGGCCGTTGGTAAGCGGTTTTATGTACCGGGACATACCCACGACGGGCAGAAAGTTTGTTCATTCATTATTACAGAAAGCCGGTTGATATGGAGGGCGAAGATGATATCCCGGACGGTATTCCGGATTCCCTTCAACACAATCTGTTGGTCCCGTTTGCCGCTAAGGAAATTTTCTAAACTTCTGGAAGACG